ATTTATCAGAAAAAAAATTTGAGGATTACGAACAGAAGTAATTTGACTTCACGATAATATTCTGATACAACATAGTTGGGTCTTTAGCAGGGATACACGGACAACCTGCTAGAGATCCTTTTTTTTAATCAACAACAACGGAGGATAAATATGTCTACATTAATTAAGACATTACAGGACAATCACTCTGACATGTATAATAGAGCAACAGCTAATGTTGAGTTGCGTAGTATAGAACATGTTAGTGCTGACTTCTTTAAACTAAATAAACCTACGTATGCTGTACTAAATATGGATAATAATCGTGCAATACATTTGCATGGATCTAATTATCAATTAGTACCTTATGCTAAAATACTTAATGGATTATCCGATGCATTACTTAAATATGGTATTGGTTTAGCTAATACTACAATACAATTTAATGTGCATCCAGATCTAAACTATCTTAAATTAAGAATATTATTTGATGATGGTAGTAAGTTTAGTCCACATGCTATGACAACTAATCCAAATGATAAACTAAAGTTTGGTATTGAGGTTGTATCTAGTTATGATGCATCAATAGTATATCAGATAAGAACAATGTTTCTAAGATTGATATGTGCTAATGGTATGAAAACATTTGATAGTCTAGGTGAGACAGTTAAGAAACACACAACACACTTTGATGTCGATCATTCTTTTTTAAAATTAGAACATCTTGGTCTTACATTTGAGAAGATGCAAGATAAGTTTGAGGTATACAATAGTTTATCACTATCAAGTGGTGAGGTAGATAGTATATTTAAACAGTTCTCTAATGGTTCTGATAATAAATATAACTTACTAAAGAGTGTTTTAGAAACAGATATACATAAATCTACTTTGTATGATGTGTACAATGCACTAACTAATTATAGTTCTCATAATAAAAGAGCAATTAGAATTGGTAAGAAAGGTAGCGAAGAATACAGAATAGATAATAGTACTATGGACTCTGTCAAAAGTAATGAGGCAAGAGACTCAGAGATAGAGAGATATGTATCTAGTGATCACTTTATATTCTTTTATCACAAAGCCCTAAGTAAACTTGGGAGAAATGTAGCGTGACCTTTTATCATGGACTACATATGTTTATATTTAATATGGTTGCCCTTATAGTAGGGGCAATCATTGCCTATAAAATTATAAATAAAGTAGAAGAATATAAAAAGCGAAAAGAATTATTAAAATACTTAAAAGATAAAAAACCTTGGCAAGAGTAGACATACTATATACTAACCCCCCCTGCATTGACAGGTAAGCATATCATATTTCTGCATTAAATTCAATGCGACAGATTGACTTTTTGCAGACAATATGGTATATAATACTACAATTAACAATAGAAAGATAATATGACATTTGATGATCTATGGATAAGTGCAATTAAAAAAGATTGTGAAGAAGGTAAATGGCTACATGCAATTACTTCTGCTAAAACAGGTTTAGGTTGGAGTAAAGATGAATTGATAGAGGCTGTTAAAGTAAAAGAATGGAAAGAAGAACTTAGAAAAACTTTTGTTCCACCAACAACAATGGGATAAGTAATGGAAAAATTAATTACAGAAACAAAATCAAGAACACCAGAGGAAAATATATTGATAGCTATAATAAAACAGACAATGGAAGATGCGTTTGAATTAAGTGTATCTACAAATCTTACAATGGCTGATATACAGCAGGCTAGAAATTGGTTTAGAACAAAAGCCTGTGCAACAATATGTGATCACATCGGTACTACTCAAGATCATATTGTAAAACTATATGATAAATTATCAGAGGAATATAAAACTGGTAGGATAGATAAAGATAAATTAAGATTTGCAATTAGAAGATTGGATTTAAAACTATGAAAAAGATATTAGAAAAAATAAATATATTATCTCTTTATTACAGGAGAGAGTTTGTTTGCTTTTTAGCAGGATTTATTATAGGATTAATAGTATGAAGATAAAAGATATAGAAAAAAAGATAGGCACATTATCAAACCCTAGTAAGATGCCTTCGTATGCGTGGGGTATATCTGCTAAGAAATGTGTGACAGGTAGTAAGTTAGCAAAGATACCTGGCACTATCTGTAGTAAATGCTATGCATTGAAAGGTCATTATAGTTTTAGAAATGTATTTGATGCACACGAGATAAGACGTAAGGCTATCGAGATGCCAGAGTGGGTAGATTATATGGCAGAACTACTTACCCAAAAGTACAAAAACCTAGATAAATCAAGGCTTTTTCATCGTTGGTTTGACTCTGGAGATTTACAATCTTACTCACATCTGATGAAGATATTTGAGATATGTGAACTTACACCCCACATAAATCACTGGTTGGCTACAAGAGAATACCAGATAATACAAAAAGTAAAAGAGGAAGATGTACCAGACAATCTATGTCTGCGTGTATCTGCAATCAAAGTAGATAGTCCACCGCCTAAGTTCTGGAAGTGGACATCTGGTGTACATAAGAACAAGAGACATAAAGGTAGGGAATGTCCTGCATACAAACAAGATGGTGAGTGTGGTAGTTGTCGTGCCTGTTGGAGTCGTAAAGTTAAACAAGTAAGTTATAAGGAGCATTGATATGGATGAGATACATGATGAAGAAATAAAAGAATGGTTAGAAGAATGTCCTACACATAAGTGGGAGATACAAAGCTGTACTGAAAATGGTATTTGGATAAGCGTAAGATTTTATAATCAGAAAGAGGATGAATGAAACATAAATGTACAGGTTGGGCAATAGTTGCAACAATGGAAAGACCAGATGGTACTTGGTATACAGATACCATTACAGATATAGATGATGACACAGCATCAACTGTTGATACTTTTTTAACTGAGTACTGTGAGGACAAGGAGAAAAGCAATGATACTTGATGATAATATAATAACAAAAGATATGTTAGTTAAAAATACATATGAAGGTAATTACTATGCTAAGAAAAATGCAGTGATGTATGATTTGCAGAATGGTAAACAGAATGTAGTTTGTTTCTGTGATAATATTTATACTGCACAGGGTATTGTCGAAGGTTTAAACATGTTAGATAAACTAGAGGCAGATGGTGTAGAGTTAAAAAATAATAAAGATGAAGCCTTAGATCCAAATAATAAATATGTATTAAAGGATGGAAAAATAGAAATTGTCTATGGTGATAAAACAAAGGATAGCAATGAATGATGTAATAGATTATATGATAAGTAAGAATAGATCAATAGCTTATGAGAAGAGTAAGATAAAACCTATGCGTGAAGATCTTATGGTACAGCAACAGGTAGATAGTAGATGGCAACACATGGTTGGTGTTATATGTTTGAACCAGACTAATCGTAAGATAGTTAAGAAGATACTACCAAAATTTTTTAGGAGGTTTCCTGATGAGCATTCCTTATTACGTGCAGACGTAGAGATTATTGCAGATATGTTAAAAGATTTAGGATTAAAATATGTAAGAGCAAGAAGATTACTAAGAATGTCTGAAGATTACTTGACATGGGATGGCAAAGATGCTAAGCAATTATTTGGTATTGGTAAATATGGTAGTGATAGTTATGAGATATTTTACAAGAATAATATACCAGATAATGTACAGGACAAAGAACTCAAGAGATATATAATGGAGGAACTATGAGAGAGTATACATTCGTAAGAGGTGATGGAGAAAAAAAAGTAATAGAGGCTAGAAGTTTAAAGAAAGCCATAATAAAATATGGTGGCAAACCTATTGATAATGATAAGTTTGTCCATATAAATTGGCAAAATAAAAAAGGTAACTCATCTTATAAAGTATTAGAAGTACCATATATAACTAGAAAAGAAAGAAAAGGTAAACTGTGACATTTTATCATCCTAATTATTATAAGAAATTAAGAAAAAACAATTTGACAAAAGATAAAAAAGATGATAAGGGAAATGATTATGATAAAATACAAAGTAAGATTAATAGGACTAGGAATAGAGGCAGTAGCAGTTATGCCATTAGAGAAGGATCCAACAATAGAGACGATAGAGAATAGTGTAGCTTATTATTTAAATAATAAATTAATGAAGATAGAGGCATCTGATTTTTATATGACAGACAAGTATGTTATAACATATGAGGAATTAAATATTTGAATTATAAACAACAGCTACAAGTTATAAAAGGTTTGTCATTATCAAAAGATATACAAACAAGAATGGATTGTCCATTCTGTAATAATAAAAATACATTATCAATAGATACTACAGAAAATAAATTATATTGGTTTTGTTTTCATGCAACTTGTAAAGCAAGAGGCAAAAGTATAGGAGATAAAGATATGAATTATGTAGAGAAAGTTTTTTTTGGTAATAAAGATTTACATGTACATGATAAAGACTTTGAGATACCAGATAGTTTTCAATCAATATATTCTAATGATAAAGCTATGCACTGGTTAAATAAAAATAATTGTTGGGAGTCTTGGTCTTGGGGTAGAGCAGATTTTAAATATGATGTAAGACAAGATAGAGTTGTGTTCTTGGTTAAAAATAGATTAAATCATAAGATAGTTGGTGCAGTAGGTAGAGCATTAAATAAAAGTGAGTTTCCAAAATGGTTTATGTATGGTAGTAAAGATGTACCATTTAAATGTGGTGACTGCGAAGATGTTGTAATTGTAGAAGATTGCCCATCAGCATGTGCAGTATCTAATGTATTAACTGGTGTTGCTATAATGGGTACTAGTTTAAAATCATCACACCTAGAACATCTAAGACCTTATAAAAATTTATATGTGTGTTTAGATAGAGATGCAACATCTAAATCATATGACATGGCAAAAGATTTAAGATCATCTGGTTTTGATAATGTAATCGTTAAAGCAATAGAGGATGACCTTAAATACTATAATACAGAGCAAATAAGGAGAATGTTTTATGACTGAAGATATGAAAAAAGAAATATTAGATAAATGGAATGAGTGGAAATGGGATATATATGAATCTAATAAACCAGATTGGAATCAGAGAGATCAATCAATTGCAGAAACAATAAGTCAAATTTTATTAAAGGAATTAAAAAATGATTGAGAAACAAATGATTAGGCTTATGCTTAATAAAAATTTTTATACACAGAATAAAAGTATATTATCTCCCACAGTTTTTGGAGGTGATATTAATTCTTTGTATGAGACAGTTCAGAAAGCACATGAAGAATACGAAGATGATATAAAGGTAGATGATCTTTATTCTTTGCATACTGTTAGATTTAATCCTGCACTTACAAGAGCAGCTAAAGAAAAGTTTAGTGAATTAGTAGAGGATATAAAAGAAGTTCAAGAGCCAAACAAAGAGGTAGCTAAAGATATACTTAGAATATTATCTGATAGAGATTTAGCACAGAGAATAGGTATAGAGGCAACAGAAATATTTAATGGTAAAGATGCTAATTTTTCAGAGATAGTTAGTATGATTGATAAACATAAGACTACTATTACAGAAGATAAAGCACCTGCAGTTACAAAAGATATATCTGAAGTAATAGATCTTTTAAATGTTACAACTAAATGGAAATTTAATATACCTGTATTGCGAGAAAACGTAGGTGGTGTTGGTGGTGGTAATCTTATGATAGCTTTTGCTAGACCAGAGACAGGTAAGACTGCTTTCTGGGTTAGTTTATGTGCAGCACCAGATGGATTTTGTGCACAGGGTGCAAAGGTACATGCATTTATTAATGAGGAACCTGCAATAAGAACTCAGATAAGAGCAATATCAGCTTACACAGGTATGACTAGAGATGAGATATTAGATAATAAATCATCTGCACAAATAAAATGGAGTGGTATAAAAGATAATTTATTTATGTTTGATACAGTCGATTGGTCAATGGATGATATAGATGCACACTGTGAAAAAAATAAACCAGATATAATTATTATAGATCAATTAGATAAAGTAAATGTAAAGGGAACTTATGCAAGAACAGATGAGAAGTTAAGACAGATATATACAAGTGTTAGAGAAATAGCTAAACGTAGAAACTGTGCGGTGATTGCTATATCACAGGCATCAGCTGATGCACATAATAGAAATAGTATTTCGTTTGATCAGATGGAAAACTCTAAAACAGGTAAGGCAGCTGAAGCTGATCTTATTATTGGTATAGGTAGAAATGCCAACACAGATGCTGAGAATAAAATAAGAACATTATGTATTAGTAAAAATAAAATAAATGGTTATCATGGTGAACCTGTGTGTACCATTAGAAG